CAGGTGATGTAGCCGAACTTCCGCAGCAGGGACACGGCCTCCACGCGATCGGCGGTCATGCGGTAGATCCCCTCCGGCGTTGGCCGGCCCCCTCGAGCCAGCACACGGCCCGGCTCGCGCAGGCCGGCAGCGCGGCGACGCACGTTGACCACCTGGCTGATGTCCGCGCCGTCCTGGATGGCCTTCCGGTCAGCCTTCGACAGGTCGGTGACCAGTCCCTGCTCGACCAGGTCGCTGGGGCTCTGCGCGAAGGGTGCCGCGACGGTCGTTGGGATCATCGAGCAGTCGCAGTTCGGGTGCCGGTCGAAGCCGTCGGAGAAGCGGTAGACGCGGCCAGCGAGGACGGCGCACCGCGAACAGCAGGGCGGGTTGACGTAGCGGATGTGCCAGATGTCGGGCCGGACCGTAACGGACACGCTCTCCGCGGCCCGGGCGGCGTCCTGGACGATCGACTCGACCATCCGCTCGAACTCGGCATCGGTGTCCGTGGCAGCGACCATCCTGGTCAGTGCCTGCGGCTCGGTGGTGAAGGCGAGCAGGTTCAACATCGCGTCGGCGATGCTGTCTATCTCCTGCTCGGCAAGCATCTCGGCGACCGCGAGCTGTGATGCCCGGGCGGTCACGATCTGGTGCGTCGCAACAACGGTCGCCACCGCGGCCACGTTCGCAAGGGGAGCCCCCTTGGCGACCCTCCTGGCCTCGCGCGCAGCTCTCCGGGCAATGAGCGCCGAGAGGGCGTAGTGCTTAGCTGCGCTGCGCGGTTGCGTCTGGGTCGGCATCGAGGCCAGCCATGACCTGTCGGGTCAACGGGTCGAGCAGCTCGGACTCGCGCATGTCCAGCACGCGCTGGATCTCGGGCTGGCTGAGGCCGTAGGTCTTCTCGAGGATGTAAGCGAGGGGGAGGCCGACAGCCTTGTCCTTGACGGCGGCATCGCGCGTCTGGGAGAGGGTGTGCGTCTCCGCACCCTTCCACTGCATGGCAGCAAGGCGGACCTGCTGTGCGAGCCCGTCGTTGTTGCGCGCCTTGGCGTAGAGCCGGAAGACGTCGCGGGCCGGCGGGGTGAACGCGGTCTGCTCGGCCTCGACCTTCTTGGCCAGCGGCACCTCGGCGGCGACGAGGGCGTCGCCGTTGAGGTTGGCGAACTTCTCGTTCGTCAGCATGTAGTGGCCCGGGGTGCGGGTCTGCGCCGCAACGTGGCCGATCGCCTGGGTGATGACGCCCGTAAAGACGTCGAGCTTCGCCGCATCCCACTGGGAGATGCCTTGCGCGCCCGGCAGGAAGAGCATGCGCCCCTTGGCGAGGTCTCCCATCTTGGCGGGCCGCGAGCCGATGACCTGGCCGGCCTCGTCGAGGATCGGCACCTTCGGGGGCTCGGCGCCGATGACGACCCGGGCCGGCATCGAGGCATGGTCGGCAGCGTTGAAGAGGTAGCCCCACATCAGGTTAATGGCGTCCTGCATGGCCATCGTGCCTTCGATGTCCGAGATCGGGTCCGCGCCGAGGCGAGGGCGGTTCAGGAACTCGACGACGGGCACCTCGCCGAAGGGGTTGGCCAGGGGCCACTCTTCGCCGTCAACCTCGCGGGGCTCCCAGCCGAGGCCGTTCGCCAGCGCGGCGCCCACGACGTGGATCCCGCTGGGCGTCCGGCCGTTGGTGACGGTGGTGGCTGAGGACCGCTTGAACTTGTAGACACCGTCCGGCAGGTAGAGCGTCGCCAGCTCGGTGTCGTCGTCGACCCACGCCTTCAAGGCGGCGAGGCGCACGCGGTTGTTCGTCCCAGGCGCGTAGGCCACGATCACCTGCGCCGGGTGCTCCCACGTCGAGGTGGGCTCCTGTGTGTCCTCGTCGGCCCAGACCAGCACCGCGGAGCGCTTGGCGACCACAGAGGCGAGGAAGCCCTGAGCTGACTGCGCCTCCATCTCGTTGCGCTTCCAGTCGTCCCAGAGCAGCTTCTCCTCAACGGAGAACGCATCCGGCTCGTCGCCGATGCGGATGCCGTCGAGGCGTAGCCGGTCGATGGGCGCCTGGGCGACGATGTCGCACCAGTTGTCCGAGAAGTCCTTGTAGCGGTCCTTGTGGAACGCCGACCACTCCTTCGATGCGTACTCCAAGGGCTGCTTCCCGTCGAGGTACTCGAAGGCCTTCTCGATGCCCGCGCGGCGACTCGACAGCTGCGTGTAGAGCTTGTTCACCCAGAAGAGAGCTTGCTCGGCGGTGATTGCCACGGGCCCTCCTCAGACGAAGTAGACGAAGTTGTCGGCCACCTCGGGCCAGCCGGCCGCAGTGACGTCGCCCGCTGCTTCGTGGGCAAGGATGGAGGGAATGGCCATGTCGATCTTGCGACCGTCGCCTGGCTTGCTCAGGACGTAGCGGCCACTGAGCCGCGGGGACTTCCGAGCGTTGGCGATGTGCTGGCCGGTGACCTCGCAGCCGTCATGCGTGAAGGTCGAGTCGGCCTTGGCCACATCGACCACCAGCCGCTCGGCCGCGGCGTGCATCGGCTTGTCCCGCTGGGTGTACCAACGGATCACGACCTTGTCGCCGTACTTCTCAGCCCAGGAGTCGATCTCCGTCGTCCAGTACGGCGGATCGGCGTAGCAGCGCACCATGTCGTAGGTCGAGGCGATGTGGTCGAGGCCGGCGGAGACCTCGAGCCGGGGAACCTGATGGCCGGGATAGTCGGCCGGATTCCAGATCATGGGGCGGCCGTCGGGGAATGACGGGGTGAACTGGTAGCCGTCGCGGGTCTCGCAGCGGAACCCGGTCCAATCGTCGATGTCCGAGCCGTCGAAGCCGACCACGATCGCGGTGCCGGTGGGGACGAGCTGGGGCTTCTCGCGGACGTCCCAGGCGTCTCGGGAGATCCACGTGCCGAGGCCAGCCACCACCCGGTTGCCGTAGAACCTCTCGGCCTGGCCCGGGTCCTTCTCCATCAGCTCGAGCGCCTCGGCCTCGATGCCGTCAAGGTCGACGTGCGGCGTTCCGGCGTAGACGTACTGCAGGATCTTCCGGCGCTCGCGAGCGATGGTGAACTTGTAGCGCGTCCCGTCCGCATGGCGCAGGTGAGGCGCCTCGTCCGGATTGCGCCAGAACTTGAAGATGTCCGGCCTGTCCGACTGCTGGGTGCGCTGGGCGACTGAGTCCTCGGACGGATCCCAGGTGTTGGTGGTCTCGATCGTCCGGCCGCCCATGCCGGCGGCGCCGCGGCGCTGGGTCTCAGCGACCTTGCGGAGCTTGTTGGAGTCCGTGTAGGTGCCGGTCTCGTCTTGCAGGGCGAAGATGATCGGGTTGCCGAGCCGGGACATCGCCGAACTGGTGACGGTCTCGATCTTGCCGTCGTTGGGTAGGCGGGTGAACTCCTCGCCCACGGTGACCTGGTCAGCAAGCGGGCCGTAGCGCAGCATCGCCTTGACGTAGCCGTAGGCGTTCGTGTCGATGGCGTCGTCGCTGGTGCCGGTCAGCTGCAGCAAGGGAGTGGCCCACGGGCGGGCCATGGGCTCGCCGGCCTCGTAGTCGTAGATCCAGCCGCAGCCGCAGCCGTGGTCGGCGCAGTCGTAGACCTCGCCACCTTGTGCCCAGCCGTCGAAGACCACGGGGCCTCGAGCCTGGGCGACAACCAGGGCGGCGGCGCCGGGGCCCTTGCCGTACTTCTGGGGGCCGACGAGCTGGGCGCGACGGTAGTGGAAAGCGGTCGCGAGCTGGCCCTGCTCGGCGTCGGGCTTGACCCTGTACCAGTTGACCGAGAACCAGAGCTGCCAGTCGTAGTGCTCGAACGGCTGACCCTTGGCGTCCCGGTCGGGGATGACGCAGTGGGCCTCGGTCCAGTCGATCGCGACCCAGAGTGTTGGGAAGTCGACGACGGACTCGTCAGCCTCCGTTGCCATCGAGGACCGTCAGGCGGTCTCGCGCGCTCGACTTCTTGGTCGAGCTCTTGGCCTCGCGCTGGTCCTTCACCACGTCGTGGGCGATGACCCAGCCGTTCTCCTTGAGGCCAGCTGGCGTCAGGCCGATCTGGTCGGCGAAGCGGTGGATCGCGCCCTTGTCTGCGGCGGTTGCCTCGCTGGACTCGCACACGACGGCGGTACGGACCCACATGGCGATCGGCTGCCAACGCCAGGGCTCCCGCTCCCACGCCTTGGCCTGCGGATAGGTCCAGACCTCGGCCCACAGGTCGCGCTCGCGCTCGGCGAAGGCTTCGGTCTGCTCGACGTCGAGCACCTGGAAGCGGCGCTTGTCCTCGAACTCCCAGCGGTAGACCCGGAAGCCCATCAGCGGGAAGTCGGGGGCGGTGCCGTCGTGGCCGGCGCCCGGGAGCATCGTCGCCGTGGCGCCAGCCTTCGCGCTGCGCAGCGAGTTGGGGTCCTTCTGGGGGCCGGATCGATTGCGAGCTCCGCCGCTGGGCATGGTCATCACTCCCTCGACGGCCTTGCGCCGCGTCGGTGACGCACAGCCTTGCGCTATGCGTCTGGTGGTATGTCTGGGAAGTCTGAACCCGCTCGACCCCGGAAAGACC